ATTCCAGTTATCAATATTATTGATATTGTCTCTAAGAAGTATGTCGTTTACAGACAATGTGTGAAGTTGATAAATTTTAGCTGGCAATGGAAGGGTGTCGTACTCATACCCATATACCATCAAGGTCTCATCATAAAGATAAAACTTTTGGCCTGTGTATTCTTCTATTTGCTTACGAGCATATCTTTCTGCTCTAATTAATTCTTTATAAGACTTATATGATGGGTCTGAGGAATCTGTGCTATATCCAAGATCTTGAATATAGTTAAAGTCTATGTATGGAGTTACTACCTGTACCTCATCTGATCTTACTACCGCCACCGATCCTACGGAGTATTCCCAATTTACCTTTAATGTCTTGTTTCTATTTGTAAGGGCATAAGGTACGTTAACAAAATACGTTCCAGGATTATTTTCGTCTAGGGTAGAAGTTATTGTGGCAAGTACGGTTGTTGGGAGTACGGCAGGACTAACTCTTGCATCTAGCGTTACGTCATATATTTTTACAACAGGTAAAGCGTCAGCAACTGCAATGTCACCATTCCAAAAAATCTGATGGACAATCGGTGATTGTGAATTAATTAATATCTCTGCCATTTTATAGGCTTAGATTAACTGTAGTACTCCTGTACTTCTCTAGGAGACGCTAATCTAAAGCCCTCCTCCTTATCAAAAATTTCTTGTGCTACATCTTCAGATACTGCTACGAATGGGTGTTCTTTTGTGAACGTAATTCCCATAATATCATATCTAAAGTTCTCTCTGGTCATTCTCACTAATACTGTATCCGCTGGCTGTGCTGCTTTTGGATCAAACTTTGGCAATACTTCGATTGACATTTCTTCCGTTTCTTCTTCAATCTTTTTAATAGTGCTGTTATATACAGACCAAGTTACTCCCTCTTCTGCAAGGGCGGCAATGATGTCGGCTTTGTTTTTTAGACCGTCGGCATCGACTGCAAAATCTTCTGCAATCTTTTTCAACTCTGCTACTTTCAATGTCTCAAATGACATGCAAATCTCCTATTTCTACTTAAAACAATTATAGCATTACTAAATTAAAATGAAAAGCCCCTAAAATTAATTAGGGGCCTTTCCAGCTAGTTAAATCCTATAATTAGGAAGCAACCTTAACGTTCTTCACAACCACCCAGGCATTTGCCTGCTCGATTTGAACGCCAACACGAGTATACATTGTGTACTCGATTGAGTCCTTACGAGGCTCGAAGAAGCGGTAAACAGTTACATCACGCTTGATACCAATAACTACGTTATTTGGGAATGTCAAGTGGACGTCACCGTGTGATCCTGATGGAGCTGAATATGTTCCAGTCTGTGTCTCATTAAGAAGTGGTACTTCAACAATCGGAATACCGAATGCGAATGGTGCCACATATCCTGCTGGTCCACCTAGTGGTGCAGTTCCTCCACGGATTACGCTTGATGCGATATCCTGTGGGATTGTCTGATTTGTTCCAATGCTGTTAGCATATAGGAAATCTTGAATCAGGTTTGATCCTGCTAGGAAGCGAAGATCTGCACGACGTTGCTTGTACTTACGTGGCATTGCTTTGAGTGCTTTGTTAAACAACTCACGGCTTACGCCTGAGCCACCAGCTTCTACTACGTGTGCTGAAGCCTTTGCTAGCTTTACAACGCCATTAAATGACTTGTATAGTGCATCGCCTGTTAGGGCTGTATCGCCATTTAGAATTACATCTTCAATGTCGTTACCTGCCTGTGTTGCCATCAAACGTGCAATATGATCTTCAAGATCTGCACCTTCGATATTATCTTCTAGAGACTCTGTTGAAAGCTCCCAGTCCATGCGGAGTTTCTTTGTTGTCAAAGAGATTTTTGAGAAAGTTACTGCGCTGTTTGAAGCGTCGTTATCACCTTCGGTTGCAAGCTTCATAAGCTTCTCACCAACGGCCATACGATCAATCTCAGATGTGTCTGACTTCATACGAACTGTACGGGCGACCTTACCGATAACGGTAGCGTCGAACATGTAGTCCAGGAAGCGAGCTGATTGTTCTGCGTTTAGGAGACCTGCGTTGCCAGATGATCCAGCTGTGTGGATGCTTGTGTTGGCTGCGCCTGTAACTCCTGCAAAGGTACCTGTTGCAGTTGTACCTGCAGCGATAGCCTTTTCTAAGTTTTCATTACTCATTTTATATTTTCACCTACCTTTTTTTAGTTAAAAATTTCGTTCACGGAACCAAGGAAAGAACCGTTCCACTTTGATTTTTTGATCATTACTTCCTGAGACCCGCCAAGGTCCGAGGACTTCTTAATTGCAGTCTCTGATTCTACTGCATCGACACGCTTTTGTACACCATCAATTGTGTTCTTGATGCTTTCAACTGCTGTTGAAAGTGCTGTGTGTTGTTCTGCCAACTCTGAAATTCGGCTATCTACGCTCTTGCTGAACGTTTCAACTGTATCTTTAATTGTTGAAACCTGTACTGCATTTGCTTCTGAAGCCTTATTCAATGTCTCTGAGAAAAATCCCTTAAGGTCGCCAAGCATTTTAGCAAAATCAGGTTCATCAACCATAACTTCTGATACATCGGCTGCTTTTTCTAGAGTTTCGGCAGGAGCGTCTTCTACTGGTGCTTCTACAACTGCTGGTGCTTCTTCAGCAACAACTGGTGCGTCTGCTACTACAGTCTCTTCGACTGCTGTGTTTTCTGTGTTTTCTGACACTTCATTACCTCCTTCTATGTCTGCCTGTTTTGCAATTTGTGTTTCAGGCGTGGACAATCTTGATTTTTTATGTAAATCAAGAATCTTGTTTATTTCTTTTGCTTTGTTAACATCGTTTGACTCTACCCATCCAATTAGTGTTGCAGGCTTTCCTGTAACTGGGGAGTCGTATGATGATTCTGTTGAAATAAATACTGAGTCTGAGTCTGCACAATAAAAAATGTTTTCTGCTTTTACTTCAGTTGCTATTCCTTTAAATATTAGTTCGCCGTTCATCTTAGAGATAGAAAGAATGTTGCATAGCTCGTTTGCTGGAGAGTCGACAATTGAAAGTTCCATCAATGAATAATCTTTGATGAATCTTGTAGTCTTACCAGTTGCTTTATTAACTTCGTTGTCTGATTCAATAATCTTTCCGCCGATTGAAAATCCTGTTAGAGTTCCGTCTAGAACTTTTTCCCAAGTGTCCTGAGCGCCTTTAGAAATATATGCGTCAACATATACTCCGTTATAAAATTCTTGTGCTTTTGCATCGTAGTATGTTTCTGGCTTAAAAGAAATCATTTTGCCTACTGCATTTGATCCATGCATCTCACGGATGTTTCCACGAAAATTTTCAAAAGCTTTTACGCTTGCTTCCATAGTAACTACGTCACCAGTTTGATCAACGTTGTCTAGTGTTGCAAAACCTGAGACAGTACGCTTTTCACGGTTGACTTTTGTAAAGGGGACCGATAAAACTATCTGATCGCCAGTTGAAGACCATAGTGATTTTTCAATGTTCATATGCTTAATTTTATAGCGTTATTGACTATAACGCAAATAATGGTTGAGCAGGGTCAGTCGACTTGTCTTCCATCTCCTTGAGCATTTCTTCCCTCTCCAGAAATATCGGGGGAATTTGCAGACCTTTCAGAATCTCTAGTTCTGGTCTTGCCTGCCTGTGCTCTTACTTCTGCCTGTGCCTGTGGTTTTAATTCTACAACTTTATCCCCACCATCAATTGGGACCATGCCCATTCTAATTCTAATTTCATTAGGGGTCACTACCTGCATCCTTAAATATCGCTCATCAATTTTAGATTGAGTATCTTCATCGGTCAAGGTTAACTCATTAAATTTAAGAATTAAAGCATCTGTCATTTCTTCAATAATTTTATTTAATTTCTTTTCTAAATTCATTTGGGCTGGACGGCATACTTGCTCTCTAAATGTTTTATCGGCATCTCTGGCCACCGCTAGATTTACTCCTTCTGGAGTTCCAATTTTATTAATTGGGACACGGTGAGATAATAGAATTTCATCTCTATTAGATTTGCGATATACGTTAAATGAAGATTCCTGAGTGCCTGCCTCAATTGGCTCCATCTTAAATTCAGTCTTAGAATCTGGAGAATCTGGAGGAAGGGGAATATACAAAGATCTGTGATTCTTGCCTCTTAGTCCAACTTGGAAAAATTCGAGTAGTTTACGCTCTGACTCTGTAGAAAGCTTTGCTCCCTTTACTGTAATAATATATCTTGGAACCGCCTTATTCTCAAAGTAGTCGAGGTTATACTTACCAGCAAATTCATTTCCTGCCATAGCATTTGATGAGGCTACGATATCTGGGATTCCGTAGTAGTTATTTGTAGGGGTGTATTTCTTTAAATGAATAATTTCGTTAGGTCTATCTAGCCCGCCTGCAATTGGGTTCTCTGTTTCTTGATCTCCGAAGGTGCGGAAGAATACTGCCTTGCCGTAAAGCAATTGAATAAAGCCATCACGCAAACGACGAACACGCATTGTCTTTGCGGGAATATGACCTAAGTAACCAATCTTTCCAGCAGAGGTTCTACCAATTTCAATGTAGCCATTTCCTGTTGCTTCAACATCTGTATAGGCTTTGATAAGTGTTTCTGTAAAAGTTTCTTCTTCGTTGCATTCCTCTAGCCAATCATATAAATCTTGGCGAAGTCTATTTAATTTTCTACGTGCTCTGTCTAATGATTTTTCATCTGAAATATTATCAAACGCTTCCATTGTTTTTCTTGTCTCAACAAAGTCATGGCCCAAGCCAACAATGTTTGAAACCTTAGCATTAATTGCTGAATAGTTATATGGGGAAATTTCATAAATAGTTGATAGGTAATCTAGGTTATATGGAGGCTCAACAAGGTCGAACATTGCATAGCCAGTGACTGCTTGCTGTAATAGATTCTGTTGTGTTCCCGTTCCATCAATACCCTGAAATCTTTTTTGTAAATCACGATTCATCTTACGACGAAATGCGGGGCTTAATCCTGATATTTTAGATAGTTCTTCTCCGCTTACTTTAAATAGGTCAGTACTTGTTTCTTCTCTTGGAGTATTAAACTTCATCCAGTCCGCTACGTTTGACACTACAATATCTTGAGAGTCATCATCTTCTACAAATTTTGTCATCTTAGTTTACCCAACTTTTTCATTTCGTCTTTATAGTTTCCAATATCCAAAGGATCTGG